CTCTACGATCACAACGGCAACCGCACGGGCGCATGGTCGGTGAGCGGCAGGAAGCCCCGCTAATGCTCGCCACCATCCTGCACGCCATTTTCACCGGCGCCTCGCTTGTCATTGGCCTTCTGTCCATCGCCCTGGCGGGCGCCGCCTATCTCATTGACCTCATCACCGGAAGAACCAAGCTATGAAAGACCGCCGTTACTCCATCGCCCGCGAATATTGCGGACACCCGAAACCGCGCTGGGTGGTGCGCTTCTGTGATCTCTGGATTGACCATGCGGGCACGCGCCGCGCCGCCCTCATCATCGCCCAGGACCATCAGCGCCGCCGCCTGGCGGCGATCAGCGCCAGCCACTACTAGCAGCACGGCTAATGCTCTGGGTGATCTCGCCCAGGGCATTGACCGGACTGAGAGCCGGACAACAACCAAGGAGCAAAACCCAATGACAATTTCCTTCGCCAAGATACTGAAAGCCAGCGAACATTATGCAGCCCATGGACAAAATGCGAGCATCGTAATTCGCACCAGCTACGCCGACCCGATGCGAAGCGACCCCAACGCCAAAAAACAGACCACCATTTGCTTGCGGCGCGGGCGCGACAACGACCGCGAAGCCGTTCAACTGGAAATCACCATCGAAACCATTGGCAAAGCACGCACCACGCGCAAAGACGCCAGCATCAGCCTCGACCAGCAGACCTGGGACGCCATTGTGAAACACGTCCGCGCAAATCGGACTATCGCCCGCTAGCAGCACGGCTAATGCTCTGGGTGATCTCGCCCAGGGCATTGACCGGACTGAGAGCCGGATACCAACCAAGGAGCAAAACCCAATGACGACCCAAACACAGATGAAACACTACGACACCACCGCAAACGCCCTGGCGCGTGCCATCGCCCGGCACTTTGGCGGCACCGTCAAGCCGCCCGGACGCGACGGCGAATTGTACGAGAATTGGGCAACCGTCCACATGCCCGCTTGCGATCCCGTGCCCGCCTACAGCCTGGGGATCGACTTGCGCGGCTGGGGCTCGACCGCCCACAAAGCCACCGTGCGCGTCTCCCCGTTGGTCCATGATCCGGACGTTTCCAGGCGTGACCTTGAATTTCCAGAGGCATCATTCGACAGCCGCAGGCCCATGCCCAAACTCATGGCCGAGATTGAACGCCGGGTTATTACCAATCCGGCAGCGAAAAAATCCCTGATCGAATACCAAGAACGCGCCGCCATGCGCCGCGACAGTCACACCGCCCTGAAAGCCCATGTTGAAAAACTGCAAGCCACTGTCCCAGGTTTTCAACTGCGCTCCCGCCATGACCAGATCGGCGCCTACAATTGCCGCTTCTACAGCTATGCCGGGGTCAGCTTTGACGCCGAAGTGAACAACGACGGCTCCATCAGCTTCGAGCGGATCAGCAGCATGGACATGGACACCGCCTTGCAAATCATGGCCCTGCTTGCCAAGAAGAAAGCCCGCTAACGTCACGGCTAAAGCCCTGGGAGACGCGCCCAGGGCTTTGACCGGCGACGAGAGCCGGATACCAATCAAGGAGCAAAAACCCATGCTAACCCTGCACGCTTTTTATGAATGGCTGAACCCCGAAGGCTTGACCATCACCGAGAAATACAGCGCCGCCCGCCTGCTTGATCCGGCGAACTTTGTGGAAGTGGACGAGGAAACCTACTGGAATTTCTTGGAGTGTATGCCGCCCAAGGACTACGAACGCTTTGGTTTTTCCGTCTGCGAAGCCGAAACCCAGACCCATAAGAATGGCGCCTGGACCGATATTAGGCTCGCCTTCTACAAAATCGACGGCCACTATTTTGCCGCCCACATCACCGACCAGGAGAGCCACGCCGAAGGCTTCACGGCCACCGCCAACCGCATCAGGGACAGGGTGCGCGCCGCCGCCTAGTGACACGGCTAAAGCCTGAGTGATCTCGCCCAGGCTTTGACCGGCGCCAAGAGAGCCCGGACAACCGAAGGAGCAAACCCGCATGACCGAGAAAATTCATTGCTATTGTCGCGTCGTCAGCCGCGAAATGGCACGCCGCGAGGACGTGGCCGACAAAACCGGCAAAGTCATCGGCTGGCATACTGTCCCGGACGGCAGGGAAACCGCAGAAATTGAAATCGTCATCGACAAGGAAGCCTTAGCCAACTGGCTGGGACGCAAGGCCATGGCAAACCGCAGCGGCAGAAGTCACACCATGAACGGCATTATCAAAGCCCGCGCCGTCAATCGCCACATCATCACCAAGGAAGGCTAGACCGTGACCATGCGACAACCCGATAAAACTTCTGCCCTGGCTTACCGCCTGGGATTTGCTGGCCTCATCGGCGGCCCGGTCCTGCTGCTTTGGATATTTCCGCCACAGATTGAATTTAACCCGGCACTAACGAGCAATCTTATTTATTGGCTTGGCTGGCTTTTCTGGCTTTGCTTTACCGCTGGTGGAGCTGCGATCTTGGGAATGAACCTAGGCCAAGCAATAAGCGACCGCAAAAACTGACACAAAAACACTAAGGGAACATGCCGCGCGCCGTCCGTCTCCCCCAGGAGCCGGGCGGCGTCTTGCTTTTTGATACCCTTTCTGCCATCCACCCCAGGCGCGGCCTCTGGGTCTTGGGTTTGCTCCCCGGTTGGGCCTGGACCACGCGCCCGGCGACGGTAGGACCGTCACGCTTCTACCGTCGCCACCCCCCTTAAATCCCGCTTAACCCTCAAAATGTCTCTGAGGTGGCAAAGCCCCCAGCCCCCATGCTACAAAATGTCTTGCAACTGCTTCGGGGAGCCTTTGGGATGAAGGGTGACTATCGTTGGCTGAGAGATCACAAAGACCCCATCATTGATTTGCTGCGCACCGAAATGCAGCGCCAGGGCGGGCAGAATTTGCCCCCGGAATTTCTCGACCAGGTTGCGTACAAGTCCGGCATTCATCCGCAAACAATCCGGGCTTGGCTTTTTGGCGACACCCGCCATCCGCAGAATTTGACCGTGCGCTTTGTTTGGGAAGCCTTGGGCTGTCACGTTCAAATCGTCCGAGAGGACGGCACAGAAGTAAAATCCAAAAAGGGATGAACCATGACGGCAAAGAAAAAGAACGGCCATTCGACACGCAGCACGCGCCTGGACCTTTCCAAAGCCCCGCCCGATCTCGCCCGGCTGATCCGTCACTTTGGCAACGCCGCCGAAGTGGCCCGCCGCCTGGACGTGGGCAAGTTCGCGATCCGCGATCTCGCCCGTGGCAAGACCAAGACCATGACGCCGGAAATTGCCGAAGCCATAGCGCGCGAGCTTGCCGCCTTGCCGGACGACGCCGGGCTAGGCCCCGATCTCCCGCCCATCGTGACAGCCACCCTAGCGCCCAAGAGTTACGCGCCCTGGGACGGTTCGCGCGGCCCGTTCAAGGCGCGCGACAAGAACGGCAAGATACGGACGATCAAGCTGCCCACGCCCATGCTGCAATTGATCGAACGCCATGAGGGGGTCAAGGTCAAAGCGGCAAACGCCATCGGCTATTCCGGTTGGAGCAGCCTGGAAGCCATCGCCGCCAAGGATGAAGCCTACACCAACAAGCTGCACAATCGCATTATGGCAGCGCTGGCAGGCGATCCGGTCCCGCCCAAGAACGGCAACAGCGGCGGCCCGGAGGTGGACGAATACCGCCTGGGCATGGCGATTTGCCTTGTCCCTTTGGCGAACTATGACCGGCTGGACGAAATGGCCGCGATCCTCGACGGCAGGCGCGTGTTCCGCAAAGTGTTCAAGACCAATGCCCTCATCGTCTTTCACTTCGGCGTCTCTCACCGCGACAAGACCGAGAAATTCAAGCGACTGGCGAAACGGGATGCAGACATAACATGCCCATGACCGACGAACACCGCCTGAAAAACAATGCCTGCGATATAACCTCTTTCGGCGTCATCGCGCGCTGCACTTGCGGATGGAATAGCGGCCCGCGCTTTTCCGGCATGGTGGCGCGGGCGATCTTCCAACAGCACCAAGAGGACGAACAGCACAAAGCGAACCCGGCACCCAAGGAATAATTGGAGCAGCCGAACGGGCGCGGTTGGTTGTGAAGGAACCAACCGCGCCCTTTTTTGCGTCACCGATCAGGCATGCCCCCTGGGATTGTTCAGCGCTTCCTTGACAATCTCTGCCTCGAAATAATGGATTTGCTCCTTGAGCAAGCGCACCACATCGCCGCGCTCCGCATTGCTCATGTAATTGCAGCGCCCGAGCTCATCGCCAAACGGAAACACCATCAACACAAATCCCGTGTTGCGTTCCATATCGCCACCCTCATCAGGCGGCCCGTTGAACATCACATCAATGGCACGGCCCAGGCCGCGCATGGTGTCCATAAATTCCTCTTGTACCGGACCATCGCCCAATGTGTGCATCTGCTTTCTCCCTCTTTCATGGCGTCAGCCATTCCGGCTTAGGCCCCTGCTTGGCCTCTTTCATAAACACGCCCCACCAGTCCTCATTGAACAGCGCCACCGTCAGGGTGACGGCACTGTGATTGCTCCAAAGCTTCTGGCCGACGAAATGCGCTACCCGGCAATCATCCCCGCCCAGGGCGCCCGCCTTCTGCAAACAGTCCAAGACGAGCTTGCCCAGGTTGTCGGTGTCCGGCTTGCCCATATGCGGCTTGCCCCAAGTGTCCTGCAAATCCGTCTGGAATTGCCACAGGGCGGCCACAGCCACAGCCTGACCGGCAAACGCTTGTTGAAGCCTACGTTCACCAGCATTCAACACGGCGGCCCTGGCGCGGGCTTGTAGGGCTTCTGCGTAGTGCTTGGCGGCGCCCGTGACCGATACCGGCACGCCACCCCGGCCCGGCACAAATCGGGCTCGCGGCAATGCAAGAGGACGGCCTTTCATCGTCACCACCAAAACGAAATTTTCCAGGGTGCTGGGTCTGCTGGGCCGGTGCGTGGTCATAATACCTTTCTGGCGTCCGCCCTCCCCATAAGGGCGGCTTTAACGCCTAGGGGGATTAATTGATTAAAATAGCGCTGTCCCAGTAACCCAGCACAGATAACGTGTTGAAAATGTTGAATATTGCTGGGCCATACGTCTTGCCCAAAAAAAAGACAATTGACCCAGACCATTGACCCAGGATTTTTCTTTGTTTTCATCACGTTATCATTCCTGGGTCAGCCGGGTCAAAATTCCTGGGTCAATAGGGAACTTTCAGTTTGACCCAGCATTCGGGTCTAATTTCGGCAGTTGCGGCGCGTCATTCTGGGCACGATTGGCATAGGGTGTGCGGTCGAATTGGTGCCCCTTTTCGACAATCAAATCCTCGCTCACATGGGGCACAAAAAGCGCCTCCCAATCGGGCGCCTTGAAGTCCGCGCCGTCGCGGACGGCATAGCCGCCGCCATTGTCGCCCACGTTGGACGCCATGGGACCGCCTGGCACGTCCAAATGACTGTAGCGGCTCGCACCCTTGGGCTTGCACAGAACCAGCCTCTTGCCCCCTTCCTCGCTCAACAGGAAGCCAATCAGGCTTTCAATCTTTTCCCGCGTGAGATCGCGGATTGCGAACGGAGTTTGATGCTTGCGCCCTTTGGGTGGATCGCGCGCCATGTCGGTTGTGGTGAACGGATGGAACATTTCGGCGGCATATTCGACAGCCTTGACCGCCCAGGCCGCTATGGTTTCGGCATCATCGACATTGCGCACCGCTTGTTCCTTTTCCGTCACATCGACCAGGAGCCCGGACGGCTGGCGCAACAGCGTGCGGGTTCCATAGTTCATTTCCGGATTGTTGGCCTTGATGACGGCAAAATTGAACAGCCGTCCCGTCTGCGGTTCCTCATTCAAGCGTTCCATCCGCTGCTTGAAATCCGGCGCGTGCCAGAACCCCAGGGCGCCGCGAAAGGCGCCGATCAGTGCGGTTGAACCCCGAATGGCGTGCTTCATGTCCTCCGGAGTGTAAATTTTCGTGTTCGCGCCAGGCTTGCGGATATGGTGCGTGATAATCAGCGCCGCGCCAAGCTTCCCGCAAATGTCGGCACATGCCGCCTGGACATATTCATTGATGACGGTCGCAGAATTTTCCTCGCCGTGCAGCGTCGTGTTCAGGGTGTCGATAATGACAAGTTGGAGGTCGGCAATGCCATGCAATTGGTCAAGCCAGTTTCTCCAACGCTCGCCCAATTGCGGCGCCCCGCTATAGCGCTCGCGCTCGACCAGTTGAAAGGCGCCGCCTATGCTCATGGTCGGCACGATCACCAGCTTTTTGCGGATTTGCTGGAATTGTGCCGGGGTCAAAATCTCTTTCAGCCGGATATGCAATTCCTCATCATCATCTTCGGTCGTGAACATCACCACCGTACCACCGGCATCATCGGCCAGCGGCATACCACACCAGCTTTGCAATTTGTCCGGTGTGTGCATGGCAATCTTGGCGCCCAAGTCTATCAAGAGAAAAGTCTTACCAGCGCCGCCCTCGGCGGCCAGCAAATGCGGCTTGCCCGCCATGATAAGACCGGACACCAAAAACTTGCGATCCGGTTTGTCCACATCGGCCCAACGGTCGGCAAAGAAATTGGATAGCGCCGGGCGCTCCGCATAACTGCCATCCAGGCCGCGAACCATTTTCAAGTCTTTGGGCGCCGTTTCGACTTGCGTTGATTGCGCCACCGCTGGCACCAGCTTGGGCTTTTCAATCGGCCCCTTTTCGCGCAAATCCTTTTCGACCAGGGCATTCCATTCTGTGTTGAAGCGCTGCATCGGCCACGGCGGAACCATGTGCGTTTCCATCCATGCCACGGTTGCGGCCTTGGCTTGGTCCAGTGTGATCCGGCCCGTGCGCGCCTCAAAAATGTGAAGCCCAGCGGCGACATTGAAATTTGACCAGCGGGTTTTATCGCCTTCGCCGCCCTCATGTATGTCTTGCGTCAAGACCGGCACCAAATCCGTCTTTTCGCTTTGCAGATCACCCTTGGCCGCCTTGAACGCGGCGAAGTTCAAGCCGTGGCCGTTGGCATAGACGCTAGAACCGACGACGCGGCCCAATAGGGAGGTATCCAATTGGATACCTTCGGCGCACGGCATCGCCGCCACCGACGCCGCCAATTCTTCTAGCTCAAACTCGCGTTGCGATTTGGCCGCGATCAGGCAAGGCCGCTCGACGTTGTTTTTGGAATAGACCGATCCCGGTATGCGTATGACCTGGGTGGAACGGCCAAAGGCGGCATCACCGCCCAGCTTCAACGCCAATTCCTTGCGCACCAGGGCAATCCGCGCCACTTCCGCGCTTGGCTCCGTCAGCCGCCAATAGATATGAAGCTTCGGGGCGCCGGTTTCCGTCACCCCGCCCGAATGCACCACCATGGACGGCGTGCCCAGATATTTGCTGGCGTGCGCCAACTTGGCCGCCGTGTCGCCTTTGTCCACATCCGCCACCAGGGCGGTAAACTGCAATATCCGGTCCTCAGTCGCTTTTTTGTCGGACAGGGCGCGCGGGCTTATGGCCGCCGGAACGATGAAACACGCGCGATGGTTCGCACTCCACCGGCAGACATGACCGAAAATTTGATCCACTCCCAGCGGCGACAATGGCGGCAATATCTGCACATCATTGAACGCCCCCTCACGATCCGTACCTTTCTCGCCCAGGCCGCGTAGCGCAATTGCATAGCAAAAATTTTCCTCTCCCGGCTCCAGATACCCAAACATCATATCCAGGTAATCGGCCAAATCCGCGCGGTTTGGCGTCAGGCTCAAAACGGAACCTCATCCATGTCATTGGGATTGAACGGCGGCGGGGCGCGATCCCAGCACGCGCGCCGATAATCACAGAATTTGCAGACAACATCATCCAGGCCCCGGCCCAGGCGCGCGAGATCGTAAGGGCTCTTGCTGGAAATCACTTGCACCGCCCGGTCGCTCAACCGTTGTGCCGTTTCGAGATCAAACAGGATCAACTCGAAATAGTATTTCATGGTATCGAGATTGAGCATCGAGAACAGGGTTTTGGTCACGCCCAGATAACCCATATTGGTTTGCATTTGCCCGTAATAAACCGGGTCGGCCTTGCGCACGGTTTCCTTGCAGAATTTTTTCCATTTCTTATCCGTGGCCTTTTTGCTTTCCCAGATCAGCGGCGGCTCCAACAGCTTTTTCAAATGGGGATGCTCGACCTCGGTAATGATGCCGTCCACTTCCCCGGCCATGTGGTACTGGCCGTTTGCATCCCTGGCCGCCTTCCAGCCGATTTGCTTACCGATCTCATCGGGCGCCGCCGTCTTGACCGTGATCCCGCATAGACCCATCCACGCGGCTGTCATGTGTTCGGTCCAGTGTCCGGCTTCGGCATGTCGCGCCAATTCTCCGGCGTTTACGGTGGTGTCAATTCTTTCCTTGATCGCCCGATGATAGCGAAAGGCCAATTCACGCCCGCATTCCAGGCCGATATATCCGGCGCCAATCCGGTTCAACGCCACATCGCCTTGACCGGAACCACGCCCGGCGTCGTACTCCGCCTTGCGCCGTTCCTCTATCGCTTCATCCAGCATGTCCACCAGCATTTCCATGACTTCGCCGCTGGCGACAGCCGCCGCCCGATTGCTGAAATCCATTAGCGCCTCTGTTGCGTGACCCCGTTGATGGATTGCGTGGTAGGTTGCGCCACGGGCGCAAATGTCACCATAACCGCCTCTGCCACGAAAAATTTCTGGCCTGGGTTTTCAATCGCCAGATTGACCGCCCGTTCCTGGGCCGCTTCCTCATTGCGAAAATATTCCGCCTCATCGCCCTCATCCGCGAAAGAGGTAAAATTATCATCGGCAATGACCCAGAAACGCGGCTCATGTTTTGCTGGCTCTTTCATTGGTAAGACCCCCTTTTCCCATTGAGCAGTTTGCTAAAAATAGACTGTGCTTCGGGCGTGGCCGCCCATTCGTCGCTTTCCTCTTTGGTGGCATCAAACTCGCCACAAGCCACGCGCAAGGCGAACTTGCGAAAGCCCGCCGCCGTCAATTCGGTATGAAGCTGGGTGATTGGGCAAGCGTGAGCGTCGGAGAAATCATCGAACTCGCCCGTGGCCGCGCGCACCGCCAAGGCTTCGTACTTGGCGGCATTTTCTGGCGAGGCTTGCGCCGCCACCGTGCGCAATTCCGCCGCCAGTCGGTCCCTGGTTCGCATCAGATGAACCCTTTCTTCTTGAGTACCCATTCCATGACAAGCAACGTGGTTTCCTTGCCCATGTCGGAGCGGCGCAACTGCGTTTCATCGGCGCCGTGAATTGTGGAGCGTGGTATCCAATCCTCTGTCTCGCCATCCTGGCTTTCAAACAACACGGCATTGGGTGACACCGCGCGGATGGTGCCGCTAATGCGAATATAGGCTTCATCGCTTGGCATGGATCACCACTCTTGCGCTGGCGCCTGCACCCCGAAATCCAGCATGTTGCCTTTATCGGGGCGGGCGATGTGAGCATAGAAATACGCCTTGCCGTCGCCAGCTTCGCACGCCCGCTTGACGGGCGCCGGGAGTTTTTTCATTGGCATATATTCCCGCCACGCATCACTTTCGGGATAGATCAAGGCGGGCGGATCGGGGTCCGTACTAGCAAGCGGGATTTGCACTTTCACAATCATTTATTCCTCCGGGTTGGTAGCCAGCCATGCCCGCAATTTTTCCAGCCCGATTTTCGCCTGATCCAAGGCGGCCATGCGGCTTTCCGGCGAGCGTTGTTCATCGGTCGCAACAATCATGTCCTGAAACATCCGCGCCAACGTGGCATGGATCAGCCCTTGGGTTTGCATCTGGCGCCGCAGCTTGCGGACATGCACGCCGCTCCATGTGTCGGCAATTTTCATTCGGCGGCCTCTTTGATCTCTTGATTGTGTTGTGTCGCCATGTGCCGCGCCAGATTTTCAAAGCTCCGGTTGCAGCAAGGGCAGACGCCGTGACCGACGCGGGTTGAAATCCGCTTGGCCCGCTTCTTGGCCCGCCGCAAATCCACTCTCGCCTTGTCGCGTTCCTGGCGCGTATCCCGAATTTCATCATCCTTTTGCGCCAATTGCTGCTTGAGCATGTTGCGCTCGCGCCGCAACTTGGTTTCCTCCGTCTCGCCCGCTGGGTAATGCGCGCTATGGCCGTAAGGGCACCAAAAGGAAATATCCTCATTGGCCTTGGCGGCAAAGTACAACGGCCCCGGCAGATAATAGGACGTTCTGCACTTCCAGCACGTTATCTGCACGAAATCGTCAATTAGCATCAGTGCTGCACCCAATTGCATAGCGCCCACACACCCACCACCAGGAAGGAGATCAAACACCAAAACGCTGCGACGATCAGCGCAGCGTGGAACACGCTACTGCCCTGGCGGTTTCTTGGGGGGAAATTTCCCGGCAGCTTTGTCCGCCATATAAAATTCTTTCCCCACATAGGCGGGAATACCTGTCTGCCTTGCGAACTTGGGATTGTTCGCTACCGCCGCCATGAGGTCATGTTGGGCTTTGCTGCTGCTTGATCGCGGGGGTTTGTCGCCCGGCATCGTCCACCTCCATTGCTAGATCAATCATCCGCTCAATTCGCGCCGTGATTTGCCACGCCGCCATTGCGACATGCTCACTACAGTATCCCCGTCGCGGCATTCGGAACCCGTCAAAACCTGGCTCTCCAAATATATACGACGCAATGCCTCTACAGACTTCGCAGAAAGTTGCTCGTCCTTCACAAGCTGGGACGTTGGGAAGATCGTCTCGAAATTCGGCAAAGTAAGTTGGCACATCGCCTTCTGTCCTCATGCCGCCATGCGGCGCTGTTCCCGGTAATCCTCCAACCGCCTCTTGATCCCACGTTCGTTCATTTTCCAGGTGATGCAACAGGCCGCGCGGTATCGCGTCAGGCCCATGGCGCTCATGTGCGTCAATCCCAGGAATTGCAATTGCTTGTCGGTCGGCGCCTGGGACAGCCAGTAATTCATTTTTCCGGCTTTGCCTTGGTCGCCTTGCTGGCGCAAGAAATCATCGGCACTCACCAGGGCAAGCGCGGCATCGGCATTATCACCCAGGAGCCGCATGGGTTCGGCCTTGCGCCCGCCCAGGGCAATCCACCGGCCCTGATACTTCACCACGGTTGCCCAGGCATCCAGGGCACACGCCATCCAGCACAAGCCTTCAAACATGGTTTCCCAGCGATAGGGCGACATTTGCAGGAGATCAATTTCCGACAAACGGAAATGCTCCAATGTTGGCTTATCCTTGGCGAACGGGGCGCCGCACGCTTCGCAAAAATGCGCGCTCATGGGATTTTCGGCGCCGCATTCGCGGCACAACTTATATTCCGTGGTTTCTTCCAGAATAATGGGGAACACAAATCCGCAAATCGGACATTCGGTGCATTGCTTGGGGATCAGGGCTTTGCAACTGGTGCATTCCCTCAAGCCGCCGCCCTCAAGGTACACATCCTGTTCAATAGAGCCGTGCGTCAGGATCGACGTGCCGAAATCCAGAACAATGCAATCGTCCTTCTGCACATTGGGATAGCGTTCGGGATCGACCTTGCGCAGCCCGCGCCCGATCATTTGGATCATGGTCGATTTGTACGAACTTGGCCGCAGCAGAATGATGCAGCTTGCCGGTTGGCAATCCCATCCTTCCGTCAGCACCGCGACATTGACGATGACGCGCACCTCGCAGGCATCGAAAGCACTGAGCGTTTCGCGCCGTTCGGTGTCGCTCATTTCATGGTGAACCATGGTGCATGTCGCGCCCGCCGCTTCAAAGGCCGCCTTGACGTGTTCGGCGTGCGCGATAGTGGAACAGAAACAGACGGTTTGCCGGTCCGCCGCCATCTTTTGCCATTCTTCGACAATGCGATGGTTCAACACCGCATGATCCATGATCCGCTCGACTTCGGTCATATCGAAATCTTGGGCCGTGCGCTTGACGTTGCGCAATTCTTCTTGCGTGCCAATGTCGATAACAAAGGTGCGCGGCTTGACCAAGAAACCCGTTTCAATGAGTTCCTTAATCATGATTTGGTCGGCGCAATTGGTGAACACGCCCTTGAGTGCTTTCTTGTCGCCACGGTTCGGCGTGGCCGTGACCCCCAGCAGCTTGCACTTGGGGTTCAGCTTCAAGGTGTGGTCGATAATGCGAAGATAGCTGTCAGCCGCGCAATGGTGCGCTTCATCAATCGCCAACAAGCCCAGGTGCGGCATGGTTTTGAGGTTTTCAGGGCGCATCAGAGTTTGCGCCATGGCAAACGTCACGCCATCCCGCACCCAGCACTTGCGGTCAGCCGTGAACAGGTCGGACGCCATGAGCTTGTTGAAGTCATAGAGCGTCTTGCGGTTCTGGCCTACCAATTCGTCCCGATGCTGCAAAATGCAAACAGGGCCGTCCCATCCTGTCTTATCCGACGCAATGGCCGACAGGCAGACCGTCTTACCGGCGCCGGTCGGTGCCACCCCCAGGGTATTACCGTGCTGCACCAGGGCGGCACTACAGCGCTCAACAAAAGTTTCCTGGCGCCGACGCAATTGCATGGGTCACGCCCTTTGCCGCGCGGGAACTTCCGCCATCACGATATAGCCCTGGCTTGCCAACAGCTTGATCGCCAATCGCCTGATCCGGCTATCGCGCGGCAGCTTCGCAATTTGCACCAAGGCCCAGAGCCCGCGCACGCGGCGCCGATAATTGCGGCCCGTGGCGGGCAGATTAACCGCTTGTGCCGCCTGCCAATATCGCTTTGCCGTTGTCATAGGCGCCTCCGATAGACGCCCGCCAAGCCCTTTGAAGCACCATATAGCAAGCCAGCGGGTCACGAAATTCAAATTGTCTTTCAACCGGCTTAAATCTGTCCTGCCTTGAGAAAACCGGGCGCGGCATTGGGATTGAACCCGCTGCGCTGTTCCGGTTGCGGCGTGCTGGTTTCGGCAGCGAAACCTTGCGGCTTTGGCGCGGTCGGCGCCACTGGACCAAAGCCCCCTTGACTTTTCTTGTCCGGCACTTGCACGCCATGATCGTTGTTGCACAATTTCACGAAATTTTTGCATGACTGGCTGGCTTCATTCGGGGTCAGATATTCGCCAACCTCATTCTTGTCACTATAGCCGTCTTTGCCTTGGTCAATCTTGACCTTGATCGCCACATGCTTTCCATCCAGCAACATCAGCACTTTTTCGCAACTGATCCCGCTGTATTTTTCGTAGCTGGCAGCGTCTTTCACATCGACAAGACCGCAGCTTTCCAACATGCGCGTGAGGCTCACCATGCCCATGCTTTTATAGCCTTCGGAATTGTTTTCGTGATCGGGGTCGGCAACACGGGTGAAAATTTTCTTGCGCGCGAAGGGCTGGCTATCGGAAATCGTGAGATCAATTTCCCCGTAGCGGCTCCCCGTGGATTGCGACACTTTCATGCCGTTGAAGGAAACCCGCGCCCAGCACAGATAGCCGCGCGGGATCAGGTCTAGCGGCGAACCAACGCCGGATTGCTGGTTGAACTGCATGGCTTATCCTTTCTTATTGGGATTGAACGCGCCTTGGACGGCGGGGGCGAAATCCTTGGGTACATCCTTTATCAATTCGCCCTGGCGCTCGCCGGTCGAAGTCTTTTCAATGATCCTGGCGAGATCGGGCGGCTCTAGAACACTCAAGGTGCCGCTGCGGTCTTTGGCCGGATAGCCCCATTCGTTCATGCCGGTGCAGACCAGGGCGCGATAAGTGGCGCCCTTTTCATCGGTAAAGATCGCCAGCGTCATAATGTTGTCGAAGATACCGGGGAGTTCGGCCTTGGACTTGCCGCCGTCAATTTGCAGCGAATAAACCTTCTGCTTGGTTTTTTCGTCCTCGTCCTCATTCAGAATTGCGCAAATGATCGTGGACTTGTCTGGAATGTGCTGGACCGTGGTTAGCCACTTGACCATTTCCCGGCCATGCAAGCCGTAGGCACTTCGCGTATCCGGGCGCCCGCTTTTTTCGCTGAAAGCTTCCGGCTGGGTTTGGCTCCATGCAAAGCAATGCCGCGCCGCGACGGTGACGCTATCCCAAAACACATACTTGTATTTCTCGAAAGCGGCGGGGGCGCCCAGGTGGTGACAGTAGGTGTCATAGTTCGCCTTGCTGTAGGGGTTCTCACTATCGTTCGGGTCCGCCGCAGGATCAGGGCCGGACATAACGCAAGCCAATGCTCGCGCAAGCTCCCAGGGATGAACGCGGAACCGCGCCGCCACATCACGCACCTTGATAATGTCGCCGCGCCAATCGGCCAGCGCCTTGGTCCCGGCTTCCAGATCGACAAACAAGGTTGCCTCCGCTGGCAGCGTGCGCGCGAGCGTGGTCTTGCCCGCACCAGAGGCGCCCGTGATGACCATGTTGATCCTAGGAGCCTGGGCAAGCCGTTGGTCGGCGGTCGTGATAAAGGGCGCGTTCATGTCAATTGTCCTCTCCATCAGCCAGGGTGATTTTCGGTTCGCCGTATTTCACGGTGCGCGCCTGCATCAGATTGTGGCGCAGGATGGTATCGGTGATGGACTTGAACCGCGCCTCCGGCACGGAATATTCAATTTTGAAAAGCAATGCTGCTTCGCCTGGGGGCATGTCACGCGCCACGTTCGCCAGCTTGCCGCTATCCCACTCAACACGCTTGGGCAGCACACACTTGAAAAGGTGATTGTCGGAGACAAAACGGATGGTGCCATCCGCTTTGCCCTCGCGCTCATAGACCGGCGCGATCATGGATGACGCCAAGGTTTTTATTTGCTCGTTGATCCCCTCAAGCTGCTTCTTAATCAGCTTGAGGGAATGCTCCGCTACATCGCGGTTGTTGATGAGAGTTATGAGTTTGTCGCCGGTTCCGAAGGGCATGGAGCTTCTTTCTTGAGCAAAAAATTCTTGAACTCGAAAGGCCGGTTCTGCCTCTCGGCCAGCATTTCCAAGTCGAAGCGCCGGGCGAAGGGAATGTGCTTGCGAGTACGCCATTGCAGGATTGCGTAAGGTGTTATTTTGATAAC